CCCTGTGTTTATGCTGCTAGAGCAAAACCAGATGGTGCAAAGTTATCGTTTGCATTTGTGTTTTGTAGACTGGCCCATATGTCGAAACCTATTTCGCCCCCATAAAAACACACTTATCTAAATGTGTTTATGGTGGAGGCGTCCGGTACCGCCCCGGAGTCCATATAAACGTTATAACGTCCACGAGTATATTTAACCACATTTACGCAAAAATGTAAATAGGCTAAACTGATTTTATTTAAGTGTGACTTTTTTGTTACAGCTCTTCGTCATGAACATATAACTGAATCAAAGCATAGTGTAACACTTTCATTAAGTCTTTACGGGCATCTGCACGAGTACCTTTTTTACCGTAACGTTGTGCGTATTTCAATACGTTACCGATACAAAAGCCAGTGCCATGACCTCCGTCAATAATAAATTCAGTTGCTTGAAATTTATCTTTAGCATAGTGTTGACCATATGTGCTATCAATATATGCTTTGAACTCTTCAATTAGAGCTCCTTCATTAAACTTATAATCTATTTTATTTGCCAATTCAAATGTGTTAGTTTTTAGATCTACTACTACGTCTATTTCGTGTTCTTTTGCCATAACCTAATCTCTTCATTATTTCCATACGTTCATTATCTGTGTATGAAGTCCATTGTGTAATTTCATCTATAGTACGTTTACAACCTAAACATGTTCGTGTTTCTTTATCTATCTTACATACTGACACGCAAGGAGTAACATACATGTATATCATCAATCTATGCTATAGAACAAATGATTCCCAATCACCTTTGTCAAGTTATATGAATCTGCCCAATACGGATTCACATAGTTAGCATGATAAAATTCAGCACCATGTGTTGGATCTGTAACGTTACCAATCATAACATCTCTGGCTATAACTTTAGCTTTTTGCCATGATTTATCTTCATTCGGAGTGTGATCTTTAATGGTATGAGTCCAGCTAAATTGTTTATTCTGATAAACAACTTCACAAATAGTATTAGGCCATGATTCATGATTAACACGATTTAATGTTACGTGAGCAACACCAATCTGGCCTTCTACTCTTTCTCCTCTAGCTTCATGGTAAATGTTTAAAGCTAAACACTCATGTTCCTTTGGATCCAATTCAGGTAAAGACATCATCGATGCAACAACTAATGTTCCAAGTCCAGCCATAGTTAACATTCCACTTGCTATAGTTACAATTCGTTTCATTGGTATTTATAACCCTTTATCTTGTAATTATACTACCACATTTCTTTTCAATTGTAAACCATTTTATGCAATATTTTCTAATTTTTTTATGCCTATGCACCAGTTTTCAGCTGCATCATTTACATAATGAATAGATTTTTCTGGAAAATCTTCAATAAAAAACATCTTGCCGTTATTATCAAAATATTTGATGTATGCCATTTCTTCTTTAAAGTCCATATGAACTTCACAATAGCCTTTACCAATTTCAGAATAATACGTACTTAGTTTTCTTCCCATTTAATCCTCCACAAAATCTTTAACCTTAGGATAAATTCTAGCTATAGCTTCGGCCACGGCTTTCGCGAGTTCCATATGCTCAAGCTGTGTTCCGTTTGCTGAACGAAGTTCAATGTAGTGAATCCAACTTCGAATAGTCCCATTGACGTATAGTCTTGATGGTGTGTTCCCTTCAGGGAGCACTGCTCTTGCTTGTTCTTTTGCGATTCCATTTTCAATTGCCCAATTATATGCTTTCATTGCAGCGTTCCATACTAAACGCTGATGTGTTTCCCATGACTGATGTAGACTTACGTCATCATGGATAATGCTATTTTGACGATTCTTTGGATCCTGCAAACGCGCTTTACGAATTACAACAGAATCATCAAGATCGCGGATGTCAGCATACCGCTGAGAAAACTCTTGGAATGAGAATGATCTATGACGGAGGAGTTGTCTTGCAATATCTCTTGTTGTTTCGATTTCGATGCAGGCTGATGCCATTTCGAACGGTGACCAGTGCTTGTGTTCGATGAGGTAGTCAAGTAGCTTTCCCGTTGTCTTGGTGTTAGCTTGGTTCTTTGGGTTGGAGACACGGGCACAATACGCGATGAGATCTTGGATGTTGTCGAGGCCCATGATTCCTGGTTCACCTGAGTGTATATGGGGAAAAGGTTGTGAGTATGAGATGAGACGTGCATGCATTAAGATTTTCCCTGGCCACGATATTTTTTATAACTACGACGTTTGCTTTTATTCATAGAAGATGTTTTAATGTTTCTACGACCAATGCTGGTTTTCTTATAGTTTCTATTCATAGTTTAAATCCTTCGAATTTATTTCCAATTTCAGTTTTATCAAATGTTGGTGTGTCATCAATTAAAGTTTGTTCACCTTCATTCACATCGTATAGTTTCATTTTAGATCGGTCTACTCCTATTACAAATCTCTTTTTATATGTTGGATCATTGTATCTATTTTTTAATTGTTTAACAGCAATCTGACCCATACCTTCAAGTTCTTCAGTTGAAATCAACGCAAACATAAGATCAGCTGTTGCTGGTAATCCAAATGATTCGGATGTATCTTCTAAACCTACGTCTGAATTTCCATAACCAGAACGTGTAGTTTGTGTTGCTGAGACAATAGGGACATCAAATTCTACAGCCAAGCCACGAATTTCTTCAGCAATAGCTTTAATATAGTTATAAGAGTTAATAGATCCTCCCATACCTTTCATTCTACTTGAAGCGCAGATATTTAGATAATCAATGTAAATAATGTGTGGTTCAAATGATCGTTTTAATTTAAGCTCATTGAGCAGTGACCTGAAGTGTGCTGCATTGGCCTGGCCAGTTGGATATTCTTTAATAATAAGTTTACCATTTGTGCGTTTTGATAGTCCATGTACACGATCTGCAAACATATCTTTACTTAAATTCGCGATTTGATCTATTGGTAAATCAAGTAAGTTAGCATCAATACGTTCAGCTATACGTTCTTCTGCCATTTCCATTGTAAGGTATAAAACGTTTTTACCGTCTGCTAGATTTGAAGCAGCACAATGACACATAAACAAAGATTTACCAACCCCAGTACCAGCAAGGCAAATATTAAGAGTTTTATTCGGGAGACCTCCCTTCGTAATTTTGTTAAAATAGTCAAGGTCAAAAGGAAGTCTTTCTTCGTCTCGGTGGTAGAATTCATATCGCTCTTCAAAGTTTTCAATATAGTCGTGACCAATGTTCGTGTCGAACGAGACTCCGAGCGCTTTCGTAAGTATATCCGGTAAGGCATTTTTCGTTAAGTTCTGGTGTTTGCCATCAATAATTGTGATTGATTCCATTACGGCATTATATAATGCTCTATCTTGGCACCACTTTTCAGTTGTATCAAGCAACCATTGTTGGTCTACAGTCTCACCATCAAAAAGTTGAGGTATGATTTCAACAGCGTGACGATATTGCTCTTCATTAAATGAATCACTTTGATCTAATTCAATTTTAAATGATTCACTTGTTGGAAGCTTATTGTATTTTCCTACAAACTTTCCAACTTCTTTAAATAGTTTTTGGTATGTACCTTCAAAATAGTCTGGCCGAATGAACGGCAAGACTTTTCTCATAAATTCTTCATTAGTAATGATATTTTTAATAATTGTTTGTTCGATATTAGTCGACATCAACTTCCTTTGAAACTAATTCATTATTACTTATAGCGTTTTCGATAATTTGAAGAAGCAAATCACCTACAACTTCTTGTAATACTGGATTTTCAGGAAATGCTTCTGGATCTGGAGTTTCAATAACATCAAAATTAAAAGACATCTCCATTCCATCTTCATTAATATCATTTTCATTAAATCGAATAGTGCCATATTGCACGACTGTTTCAGTAAATTGTCCTGTTAAAATTCTAACACACCATGCTTCATCATCAGTGTTAGGTGCTGGAACAAATTCATAATCTGTATTTTCTTTAAACATCTTCAATTACAATCTCATCCATTGATACTTGTTCTTTGTGGCCAATTGAATATTGCTTTTTTACAAACTCTTTAAAATCAGTATTTGCAAAAACTGGTTCCCAAAATTCGTGTTCTAAAGTTTGATCATACCTAACCTTGCCACCAATTTCACCTGTCTCCATATCAACCGTTGCATACCAGCCATTGGAAGGCTTAACAACGTACCCACCAGCAAGAGCCACGTCAAGCAGGCCAGAATAACTGCGAACACCACCGTCCCAGGAAACAGTAATAGGAATCTTAGACTTTTCTTTAACATAT